CCTCTATGTAGGACATTTCGCCCCTACCTTTACATAGGTATAATATTTCTCTTGTAAACTTGTCTTCGCCTAGTGCTGCTACGTCTGCGTTAAGTCTATCACTGGATCCCCAGTAAGTTCGCCAGTCGCTTTCTTTGTAGCCTCTACGTTTATTCTTCTTGCCTTTAAGTGGTGGCTTGGTAGTTTTAAATTTTGCTAGTTTTTTGCCTATGTACTTTTGATTGTTAGTTAAATTGGTAATAAGATAAACAAATCCTTCGTACTCGTCTGGTATTTCAGTTATTTCTTTACCTTTGTATGTCCAATTCATACTGTAGTTACTTCTTCTTCAATGCCTCACGTGCCTTTTTTGGATTATTTTTTGCTCTGCCGTCTTTTACATGCCTAATATGCTCTTGTAGTATTTCTTCTCGTCTTACAGTACACAAATCACGTAGTGCAGATAGTTTCTTACGCACTTTTCTACGCTTTAGTTCTGCAGGCCTGTGATTGAATATTTCGTTTAGTTCAAAATATTCAAGGACTGCTAACACTATTTTGTCATGTGTATCTGATTCGTTCATTCTACAATGTCAATGTCTGTTGCATAACTAGTGAACCCGTTTTCCTTTACCACTCTTAGAACATTGTTGACTCTACCAACTAGTTCGTCCTTGTGAGAGATAAGGAAAATGTTCTTACTACGCTCTCTAGTCATCTTTTTAAGTACGCCTATGCTATTTTCTACGCCTGCTGTGTCCATTCCGCTATCAATAAGCTCGTCGATGAACAATAAGTTAATACTTTGATACAAACTCTCCCAAACATCACGGAATGCAAACGAAAGACCAAGAATTAACCTATTACGTTCGCCACGTGACAGGTTATCGAAGTCGAGATCTTGTCCTAGCTGTGTAATTTCAACTGCTAAGTCGTTTAAGAACACCACTTGATGTGGTAATCCAAGTTTATCTAAGTAATATGTTAGTCTATTGTTAAGATATGCTAGGTTCTGATCAATAATTTTCTTTCTAATGAAGCTGTCTTTATTGGTTAATAGCTTTAGTAAGAAGTCCTGATGTTCTTTTACATTAGTAAGTTCGTTAACTGTTGACCAGTTGATATCTTGTAGTGCTGTATTTGTTAAATCGTTAATTTGTGCCTGATATGGGTCTGCCTCTTGCTCTTTACTTAGCAGTGTTTGCTTTAAGTTATCTACGTTGTTTCTATGCTCGTATGCTTCTTTTGCAGCTTCGTAGAATGTAGTAGGCTTACCGTTAATATCACCAATTGTATCTAGTTCAATAGTAACATCTGTTACTTTTCGAGTAATTTCTTTTTGATATGCTATTGCATCTTCAAGTTCTTTTACTTTCTTTGACTCAATTTCAGCTTTTTTGTCTGCATGAAGCTCTTGTCCGCAAGTATAGCAGGTTGCATCCTTTAATTCAACAATATCCTTGTTTAATTTGCTAACACTCTTATCAGCACGTACCAATGCAGGTTCTAATGTAGCTAATTCTTTCTTCAGTGACGAAATAGCATTGTTATGCTTGGTCCAGTTTGCTAGTTTTTCGTGAGATTCCAGTTCTTTATCAATATCTAGCTTTTCTAGTTGTTCAATTGCACTTGTTAGTTTGTCAATATCAATACGTTGCTTGGCTTTCCATGCTTTTTGTGTTTTTTCAAGATTAGTAATAGTACTTTGGATACCTTCGTTTGCTTTTTGTATAGCTTCAATCTTTAAAGTTTCTTCTGTAATAGTATCTTTGGTAAGTTTAACCGAATCTTTAAGCAATGCTGCCTTTTCACTTAGTATCGTAATACCAAGAAGCTGTTCAATAATAGCTCTTTGGTCGTTTGTCCTCATACTAAGGAAAGGTTCAGTGTAGGTATTGAGTGCAACAATATGTTTAAACATATCGTGACTCATATCTAGCAAGTCTTTAATTGATTCCTGTGTTTTACGACTATCGCCTTGACTATTGTCAGCTAATTCATCAATCTGTTCGTTGTCGTTAACATAAAATTTGAGTATGTTTGGCGATCTACCACGCTCAATACGATATTGATTACCAGCTTTCTCAAAGTTAAGAGTAACAAGCATACCTTTTGAGTTAGTTTTGTTAATAAGGTTGTTGCGTTTGATATTTGTAAGAGCCTGTCCGTATAATGCATAGGATAGTGCATTAATGATAGTGGTTTTACCAGTACCATTACGTGATCCAGTATCGTCACCACCTTGATCTAAGTTCTCGCCTAACACAAGGGTTAGTTGCTCTTCGTCAAAGTCAACTGCTTGGGTAACATTGCCCACACTCATGAAGTTCTTTACTGTTAAGTCTTTAATTTTTATCATTCTAATCCGTTATAGATATCTAATAGCATTGCTTTGTCAAAGTTGTCACTATCAATTGCTAGTATTTCGTTTGAAACAATTTGATCTACACTTTCAAACTGTGCAATATCAAGCTCGGTGTTAATTTCTTCAAGTTGTTTGTGAGGAATTAGTGTAATCTCTCTACAATCGTAATCGTTTATAAATGTTTCTTTGATAAAACTTGCTTCTTCGTAGCTTACAGGTAAATCAAGTGTAACTCTTAGATACATTCTGCTTTTGAGAAGTGTATCTTTCTCATCGATTAGCTGCGATAGCTTAACAGTACGGTACTTAGGACAATCGATCCAATTAATATATTCAGGTTCTGCATCATTTTCTTTATCAAGTATCATCATACCACGATCGTCGTCCCATGCATCGGCATAGTTGTGCGGAAATGCATTACCGATGTAATGCACCTTGCCTTGTTTTTGACGTTTGTGGAAGTGTCCGCTAAACACATACTCTTGGTTTACAAAATGCTCGCTCTTTAGTTCGCCATGGTCAGGCATCTGTACCATTGCATTCATATAGAAGCTAGGCAGTTCAAAGTGTCCAAACAAGTATTTTGCTTGGATGTCTTTCATCTTTTTCCACTCATCGCCTACTAACCACGGTACTAGTGCAACATCATCGTCAACAAGTATGTCTTCGATTACAGTAACACCCGGAATATGTCGAGCAAACTCAGTTGACTTTACATCACGTTTGTCTTTATAATACAAATCGTGGTTACCTGCAAACATATAAAACTTATCAAATGCTGCACCTATCTTCTCTAGACACCGAAGTCCGGCATCCATAGTAGTTAAATTTAAACTATTGCGATTATGGTTCCAGTCACCAGTAAACAAGGCAGTTTCGCACCCATGTTCTTTGGCTGTTTGGATAAACCAATCCACATAATCCTCACAATCTTGGTTGTGAACACGCGAATTGCCTTTTAATCCAAAATGTATGTCTGTAAAGACCGCAGCTTTTTTAAACAAAGAAATACTCCTATCGTAGAATACTATTATATGGTATTATAGTTAAGTTGTCAATTACTTTTTTGTTGATTCTGCTTCTCTTTTAAGAGCAGCTTCCCATTCTCCGGAATGCGTCCTTGTATGAGAAGGATTTAAGTCGTTCATTTCGAGAATGTCGTCTCTAATGTTTTGATTTCGCTTTTCTAAGTTGATAACACGTACAAAACTGTTAGTTACAGCCGCAGTATAATAAGCAAATGGGTTTTGAGACTTAGATTCGTCAAACTGCAAGCCAATCTGTGCAAGTTGTAGTATTGCTTGGCCTTTCATTTCGTCGTTATAGGTGTAACCACGAACATTACCTCTTGTAGCATAGCGATCGACAAGTTTCATCCACATCATAGCAAGTTTGTTTGTTGCTTTACCGTGTTCTTTTGAAAAGTGTCCGTTCTCCATGCCGCCTTCCCAGTGTGACTTGCCAACTAGTTGTAAATTTCCATCGTTGTCAAATTTATAATGCACATATGGCGGAAATGGCAGTTTAGTTTTTGTATCTGCTACTGTCTTAGGATTCTTTTTACGTCCTGGTTCTTCGGGTATATGATCAAACGTCATTACACGAAAAATTAATTCTTCTTTTGTAATACTTTGATAGCTTACTTCGCAATCAGCTTGCTTTACTTTCTTTCCAGCTGCTTTTTCAGCTTCGTATCGACGAGTTGTTAGTTTTTTTGCTTTATTACGTTTTGCCTCTGCAATAGTCCGTATATTAATTTTGTCAACACTTGGCAAAATAATATCGTAATCTGCATTTGATGGGTCAACGTAACTAGCAAATGTATTTTTTGATTTGTGTATCTCTGCCAACATATCTTTATTGTTGAGATAATTTACTCTTCTAGCCATGTAGTCTCCTGTTTTATATTTATTATAAACTACGTAGTTAAATTTGTCAACTAAATACTATACAGGAGATTCATATGAGTTTATTTAAAGTTATTGGAGGTGCAGTTGCAAACAGTTTAAAAAACAGTTTTAACAGTACTCCAATTGGAAGAGCTGTTAATACAGTACAAAACATTAATCGGGTATTTACAAATGGCAATGCTTCTGACTTTGTTCAGTTTATTAGTCAAGGTAGATTAGGAAGTGATTTGAATTTTGGAGCAACTCCAGTACAATCATTTGCTCAAACAGCACAATTGTCAGCTTCTTCAGATACTAATTCTCAAGACTGGCGTGTAAGAATACATTTACCTGCATCGCCAAATTATTTTTCAAATTCTCCAATACTAAAACCATTGCAAACAAGTAATCAAAGTTTAGTTTTTCCTACAACTCCGCAAATATTGTTATCCAGCATGTCAAACTACGATACAGTACAGCCTGTGCATACAAACTATCCTTATCATGTTTACGAATCGAGTAGAATTGAAGATATTACAATTAGTGCAGAATTTCCTGTAGAAAATGAAGCAGACGGGCAGTATTGGATTGCCGCAGTTCATTTTTTACGCAGTATTACAAAAATGTTTTATGGATCTGGTCCATTAAAAGGCCATCCGCCGCCTCGTGTTGCATTAAGTGGTTATGGTAATTTTGTATTTGACGAAACTCCGATAATCGTTAAAATGTTTAACCTTGATTTACCAAATGCAGTTGATTATATACAAGTACCAATTCCAAAAGGGTTTGATTTACAAAGCGAAATACCTGAAGCAAATCTTACAGCTTCGCAACATTGTTATGTGCCAACCTTGAGTACACTAAACGTAACAGTCTCTCCAGCATACAGTAGAACAGCAACAAAAGATTTTGATCTTCAGTCGTTTATAAATGGAGATTACATCGGAAATACAAAACCAGGAGGGTTTATTTAATGATTAAGTATTCATCAACTAGTCCTTATGCTGAAACAACAGTAAGAAGTGATTATTTAGATCTTTATCAAAAAAGAGACATTCCTGCACTTGATAACGACATTACATATACAATACAACCTCAATACACTTACAGACCTGATTTGCTTTCTTATGACCTATACGGTACATCCAAATTATGGTGGGTTTTTGCAGTACGAAACATAGATACTATAAAAGATCCGGTGTTTGATTTTGTTGCTGGAACTACTATTCGTTTACCACAAAAAACAACACTCGATACAGTACTTGGAGCCTAAATGCCATTAGAGAATACTCTAAATAACTTTGCTACTTACAACTATAACTGGGTATTTGGAGTTCTAAGTCCTCGGCAAGTGCCTTATCCTGAATCTTACGAAAACGGTCCAGCAGTTCCAATTATTAAATCTGGAGGCTTTCCGGATAAAGCAGTTACAACTTTAATTGAAGATGCAACCGACACTAATGTTGAATTTTTTATTGATAATGTCATCACTGAGTATCTAGTTGCGCCTAATCCGGGTACTAGTTTTAGTAATGCTATTCAAATAGAATTTACAGTCACTGAACCGCAAAGTGTCGGATTGTTTTTTCAGTCACTGAGTATTGCTGCTGAACAAGCACTTGGAACAGGAGTAAGTTATCTTAATGCTCCTTTCTTACTACAAGGAACTTTTAACGGATTTGATGACAATAACAATCCACAAGTATTACCAAGTACTAACCTAGTATTAAGTCTAGTTAACGTAACTTTTGATGTTACAGCCGCTGGATCGACATATCACGTTACTGCAATTCCGTGGAATCACCAAGCATTCTTCGATCAAGTTGAAAAAATACCAACTGAAACTAAACTACAAGGAGCAAGTGTAAGTGAAGTACTAAGTTGGGGAGAAAATAGTTTAGAAGCCTATCTAAATAAAATACAAACTGATATGGCAAAAGCTGATTCAAATTATGTTCCTCATCAATACGAAATTAATTTTCCAAAAGATATTTCTATAAGAAATCGGCCAAGCGGCACAGCTGGAATTTCAAATTTGTCATCAGATTATGAAATTGCTGCATTTGATCAGAGCATTGGCGGCGGTGGCATATGGAGTGGTTCACAAACTAACGCATTTGAACAATCTCTTAGAGATAGAGTTAACACTATTGAAGATAATATAGCTTCAGATAGAAACTTAATTAATCAAACTTATCAAAATAGAATTTCAGCATTAGAATCTACACTTGGGTTAGACACTGCCTTAGAAGACGTAGCAATTAATAATCAAATTAATAATGCAATTAGTAATAGAGCGTCTGCTATAACTAATCTAACAAGTAGTCCTGCTAACACAGTTATTAACACTAACGATAATGAAATGGGCCAATCCCTTATTACATCGTCAGCTTTTGATTATGGAACTATTCCTTTTAAAGCATTTAATAACACCACTGTGACTGTTAAAGATGACGGAACACGAATTGTAACTAGAGCCGGAATGACATACGATCAAGATCAAAGAGAATTTCAGTTTGGCACCGGACAAAAAATTGAAAAAATTATTGAAAGTGTGTTGCTTGGCAGTGAATGGGGCAAATCAAAAGCTGAATTTTTACAAAGAATGGGCAGAGGTAATACTATTACATGGTTTAAGATACATTCAAAGACTACTATTATCGATACCGGTATGATTGCAAAAACAGGTATGCCTGCAACAAGATTTGAATATATTGTTACGCCTTATGAAATTCACATTAGTCGCTTGTCTAACCAATCAAGCGCACAGAGTTATTCTCCGCAAATTAAAGATGCAGTCAAACACTACAACTACACTTACACTGGATTAAACACTGACATTATTGATTTTAATTTTAACATTAATAATGCATTTTACAAAGAAATGTCACGCATTGGTAGTCAAGGTGGCCAAGATACACAGCATAATTCTGGAAATCCAGTAGTTACTGAAGAAGTTGCACAAAGAATTCCATCGGTTGGCGCAGGCCCTAATCCCCAAGGAACAGGTGCAATTGCATCGGCTAATGTTGCAATAGGCAGCGGAACCACTGCACCTGAAGGAGGCAGCAGCAACGACTCAGCAAAAATACGCATTGCAAATCATTTTAATAAAATGGTATTAAACAGTGATACTGATAATGTTACACTAGATTTAAGAATTTGGGGAGATCCTTTTTATTTTACTGAAGTTGATATCGGAAATAACCATCCTAATCCATCTGCAACAGGATATACATCTAAGGGACAGCTAGATTTTACAAGAGGCGAAATTTATGTGCTGATAAGTTTTAAAACAGCAGTTGACTTTTTTGGTAATTTAACAGCACTTGATCCTGCTAGTGCGTTTAGCGGATTGTACAAAGTTACAACATTTAAGAATGAATTTCAAAATGGAATGTTTACTCAGCAATTAAATCTACTGAGAATGCCAAATCAGTCACTTGACGATGTTAATGCAGCAACTTCAGTTGTCCAAGCTACCAAACTTGGCAATCCAAATCTTGTTATGCAAAAACTTAACAATCAAATATCTGCTGCTAGTAACCAAACTCAAGATATGTTACAGCAAGCACAGCAGCAATTACTAACTGGCTTTACTCAAAACAGCTTAAATAATTTTGAAAATATATTATCAGGAACTGAAGTGGCTAACCTTGCTGAAAACATTTTCAGCGCTTTTAGTCAAGTCAATGCAATTACAGCAAATTTAAATACTACACTTGGCGCCATTACTTCTCAAGTACCTGGAATATTTCAAAATCTCAGCGCCAATCCAGCAACAAATCAATTACTTGGATCGCTTTCAGGGTTATCAGGCGGCGCCCTCCAGCAAGCTCAACAACAACTTTCGCAAGGATTAAATACATCATTAGCGTCAGCACAGCAACAGTTACTTGGTAGTGTAAGCGCAGGAAAGATTCCTGGATATATTAACCGAGCTAGTAATACAGCAGCCACTCAGTTTAATACAGAAGTAAGTCGAATAACAAAGAACTTAGGATTTTAAATATGCCCGAACCGCAAAATATTCGTAGTGAATTTACAAGAAAAAGTGACAACGCCGCACGTTCGGCTGATCCAGGTATTTACATTGGGCGTGTAATTGGTCATCTTGATCAAACATTTATGGGCGGACTAAATGTTTCGTTGTTAAGAGCAAATGCAAATGGCAGTGATTGGGATGAAATAGGACAAAGTTTACAGTGCCAATATGCAAGTCCTTTTGCTGGGCAAACTCCGTTGCATCAAACAGGATCAGATAATACATTTGCTAGTTCACAACAGAGTTATGGATTTTGGGCAGTACCACCTGACATTGGAACAAAGGTAATTGTATTAGTTGTTGAAGGCAGAAAAGACTTTGGATTTTGGATGGCATGTGTTCCTGATGCATTTACAAACTTTACAGTTCCAGACGGACGTACTTCAACTTATCTAAACGAACTAGGACAAAAATTACCAGTAGGTGAATACAACAAAGCTATTACATCACCTGATGGCGAAACACAACCAACAAAATATTTAAAGCCTGTAAACACAGATTTTGTTGAGAAATTAAATCGTGCAGGATTAATAACCGACGATGTTAGAGGACTAACTACTAGTGGAGCAAGACGAGAACTTCCAAGTACAGTATTTGGAATGAATACGCCTGGCCCGTTTGATAAACGTACCAATGCTCCATTGTATCAACACGGTGAAAACGAAACAGAATTTTATAAAGCAAGACTCGGCGGATCGAGTATTGTAATGGATGACGGCGATGATAAATTTTTAAGAAAAGGTCACCCTGAGTCAACGCCATTTGAATATGCAGACATTGAAAAGACAACCGATACTGGAGATGTTACTAGACCAGCAAACGAATTGTTTAGAATTAGAACACGCACCGGACATCAAATACTTTTGCATAATACCGAAGATTTAATTTATATTGCTAATGGTAAAGGCACTAGTTGGATTGAAATGTCCAGCAATGGTAAAATAGATGTGTATGCACAAGATAGTGTTAGTGTACACAGTGAAAATGATATTAACTTTACAGCAGATAGAGATATAAATCTCACTGCTATGGAAAATATGAATATCAGTGCAGGCAAAGAACTTGCAATTGATGCAGGCGGTAGTTACGGTGTATCTGCACAAAATGAAATTGCATTAAATGCAGGTGCTAATGTAAGTTTAACAGGACAAGATGGAATTGCATTATACGGAAACACCAAAGTCTCAATTACCAGTAAAGGTACACTTGATGTTTTAGGACAACAGCACTTGGCAATTGGTAGCTCTGAAAGTATTGGTATTGAAGCATGTAGTTTTGTCAAAGTGTCAACTGATGGCGATTATCATATGAAAGCACTTGGCAACAGTTATAATCAAGTTGACGGACAAGCACACTTTAACAGTGCATTGCAAACATACATAACAGCCGCAAACACATTAGAATTATACAGCACTGAAGCAGCAGTAAAAATTACAGCAGGTGCAACACTTGGTATTAAAAGCACTGGCGCATTGACTGTAGATTCTGGGGATTTGTTAAGTTTACAATCAAATTCAGCAAATATACAAGCAACAGGCGCACAAATTCATCTTAACAGTTCATCAAATCCTGCTTCAACAATTACAGACGCAGCAACAGGTCTTTCAATTGAATCTCGAACAGCAGAACTGCCACCTGCTGCTAATCCTTTCTTGCCAATACCACCAATAAGAGCAAATCTTGCAGCAAGAATTCCCGAACACGAGCCTTGGCCGCAACATGAAAATATTAATCCAGCAGCATACACTCCGGATAGAACAAGAGCTGGCCAACAACAAACTAATTCATTCTTGCAGAATGTACTACCAGATACTTATGCTGCTGTAGGCACAGGGTCTCAATCCCCAGCAGTTAGTTCATCAGCCGAAGTTGACACAAATGCTAGTGTAGCAAATGATCCAGCTGCATTTCCAAATGCAACATCAGGGCAGTATGCAATTATACAAGTTGGCGTGGGCGATATTGGTAATGTAGAAAAAGCCAAACAAAATTTAAGAGAAGGGTATGCAAATCTTACACAAGCTGGATATCGTGTGGTTGTGATTGCTCCTAATATAAATCCAGCATTTGGTCATCCATTAGAAAATGATTTAAGAATATTAGGAAACGCAATAAATGCTACAGCTACAGAACTTGGCGCAATTGTAGAAAATCCAAAATATACTCAAGAAGATCCACTAATAATTGATCCAGACGCAGCACAAGAAATTGCAGACAAATACCGTAGCACAGCAGTTTACTATGGAGATACTGTAGCTCAAACAGTAGCAGGATTAAGTGGTGCAACAGCTAACAGCGCATCTAGCACTCAAGCAATAGCTGAAGCATCCGGTGAAGTATCAAGAGCAGCATTGCAGCAAGATTATCCAGCAGCAGGCACAGAAGGTGGTTCCTATGGCTGTAGTGGTCCAAGCGATGGGCCATTAAGTGCTGCTCCAGCAGGTGCAATAGAAGGATTTAGTGAAGCAGAAACTGTTGCTTACTTAAATGCACTCGGCTTTAGAGAAAGCGGATTGAAATATAATTGCACAAACAGTATTGGCTTTGCAGGCAAATATCAGTTTGGCGGTTATGCACTCAAAGAAGGCGGTTACATAAAAATGACTGTTAGAGGAGGCAGCACTAGATTGCGTTTAGATCCAAACAACTGGACAGGCAAAAACGGTGTAAACAATGTTGAAGATTGGCTTGCAAACAAAAATGATTGTCAAGAAGATGCAATGATTTTATACACAAATGCAAATTTAAAATATTGTAAAAATAATAATGCTATTAAAGATGGCGACAGTGTTTCTTTAGTTGCAGGAATACTAATGGGAGCTCATCTAAAAGGTCCAAATGATGCTAGAAAATGGCGACAAGGAAATGCTGTTGGCACAGATGGTTATGGAACAAAAATAGATGAGTATATTTCACTAGGTCAAGCAACTGTGCCAAACAACAGAGGGTTTGCATAATGTGTCAAATAGTTATACCAGCAAGTGAAGTAGGGTCTCCGGCTAGACCGTTAGAAATAGTAGAAATAAATAGATACTTTCTACCAGTAGATCAAAATGCCCAAGGTTTTACACCTGGTGCTCCCGATGATTTGGCAGGTGTAGGAGACTTTTCTGCAAATGTAGGCGGCGCAGTAACTCCGATACAACCTCCCGCAAATCCAGCGCCTGAAGGCACAGCATATGCAAGTATTCAATCTGTGTTAGAGGGCAATCTACAGTTAGACTGGACTGAAAAAGGAACACCTCCAAATCCAATTATTGCAGAAGCATGGGGAGTAGCTGGAGGAGGAAGAATGCCAAATGATGGATCTAATTATCCTTGGTGCGGTGCATTTGTTACTTGGGCACTTTGGAAAGCAGGTCAAGAACACAACGTTCCTGGAGTAGCAAGTCAATCTTACTTGCGTTATGGACAGACTGTTGAATGGCGAGATTTTACAAAAATTAGAAGATACGATATATGTGTAATGACTCGTAGAGAAAATTCTAGCAAAGGTCATGTTTGTTTTGTACACAGTATAGATCCTGCAAATAACAAAATAACAGTATACGGTGGTAATCAAAACAACAATTTTAAATTAAGCAATTTTAATATTTTTAGGCCTGCTGGCCAAACAGGACTTTATGTTAACCAGATTAGACGAAACTGGGACATTCCTGCAGGGTTTGATTTGCCTTTAGTTGCAGTTCAAAACGACCAACCTGCCCAGTCACAAAACACAAATGTCTTTAAAACAGACTCGGCTTTATAGGGTAAATACAATATGAGCACACTAGAAAAAAATTTATATAAGAATTTAAAAATTACGTCACCTAAGACTATGAATCAACCTCTGGTAGATAAAAGTTATAAAGGACTGAGTACAGTCAACACTGAAGACAAAAATTTTAAATTAAGAAATATAGAATTAATCAAACAAGATATATTAAATCATTTTCATATTCGAATTGGTGAAAAACTTGAGAATCCAACCTTTGGTACTATAATTTGGGACGTACTATTTGAACCAATGACTGACTCAATTAAAAAAGCAGTGCTTGATAATGTAACACAAATAATAAATTATGATCCAAGAGTAAATGCAAGTAACATTGTTGTTGATGCATACGAATCGGGTATACAAATATATGCAGAGCTTACATACATTGAATATAACATCAGTGAACAAATGACTTTGAAATTTGACAATCAGTCAAACGCCATACTTTAATGTGCGTACATTTTAATATACATAAATATAGTATTAACTGAGGAATGTAATCATGTCTGCAACCGATAGACAAAATAGACTTTTATTAGCCGAAGACTGGCAGAAAATATACCAGAGTTTCAAGTATGCAGATTTCAAAAGTTACGACTTTGACAATCTACGTCGAACAATGGTTAATTATATTAGACAGAATTATCCAGAAGATTTCAACGATTATATTGAAAGTAGTGAATATCTTTCACTAATTGATCTAATTGCATTTCTTGGACAAAACATTAGTTTTCGTGTTGATTTAAATGCAAGAGAAAATTTTATTGAATTAGCCGAGCGTAGAGAGAGTGTTCTTAGACTAGCTCGTTTAATTAGTTATAACGTAACACGGAATCAACCAGCTGCTGGATTTTTAAAAGTTGATAGTATTACTACAACTGAAAGTGTATCAGATACAACTGGTACTAATTTATCAGGAAGATCAATTAAATGGAACGATCAAACAAATGAAAATTGGTATGATCAGTTTATTAAAGCACTTAATGCAAGTATGCTTGATACTAACCAGTTTGGTTCTCCTCGAAAATCAGCTATTGTTAGCGGTATTCCGACTGAAAAATATAATATTAATTCATCTCCAGAATCATTTCCAGTTTACAGTTTTAGTAAAGTGATAAATGGAACTAATTTAGATTTTGAAGCAGTTGGCGCAGACATTGACGAAAATGATATTATTGAAGAAGCACCTCGTGCTGGAAATAAGTTTTCGTTTTTATACAAAGACAACGGACAAGGCGCTGGTAGTGCAAACACTGGATTTTTTATTCATTTTAGACAAGGTAGTTTGCAACGTGGCGATTTCCAAATTGATTTACCAACGCCAAATCAAACAGTTGAAGTTGATGCTGCAAATGTAAACGATACTGATGTATGGTTATACAGTTTAGATAGTAGTGGACAAGAACAAGATCTTTGGACAAAGGTTGATGCTGTCGAAGGCAACAATGTAATTTATAATAGTGTTAGTAAAAAAATTAAAAATATCTACAGTGTGCTATCAAGAACAAATGACCGCATAAATTTAATTTTTGCTGATGGTGTATTTGGTAATCTTCCTAAAGGCAATTTTAGATCTTACTACAGAACAAGTGCAAATCTTGACTATACAATTTTTCCAAATAATGTGCAAAACATTAAAATTTCAATTCCGTATATAAGTGCAAATGGCAAAAATGAAACACTTACAATGCTTTGTAGTTTAAAACAATCAGTAGCAACTGCAACTAGTAGCGAAACAACGCAAAGTATTAAAGACAATGCACCTAGTACATATTATACACAAAATCGTTTAATTACAGCAGAAGATTATAATCTTGGACCTCTTGGAATAAGTCAAAATATTATTAAAGTAAAAAGTGTTAATAGAACCAGCAGCGGTATTAACAGATATTATGATTTGCGTGATAGCACTGGCAAATATAGCTCGACAAATTTATTTGGCACTGACGGAGTAATCTACAAAGATTATCAAGAAGAAAAAACAAAATTTAGTTTTGTTACAAAAACTGATGTTGAAGGAATTGTAGCAAATACAATTGAGCCATTATTACAAGATAAAAATACACGTAATTTTTATTATGATCAATTTACTGATCAGGATTATACAGATTTAAATATTGTATGGCAGCAAACAACACAAGATACTAACCGTAGTAGCGGATTTATAGTTGATTCTGGTAATGAAAATGATACTACTGCCTTTAAATATATCGTTTCTTCATTTACTGAAGGAGTGTTTAGATATCTCGAGCCAGGCGCATTAGTTAAATTTACAGCACCATCTGGTTATCATTTTATGAAAACTGATAATAACAAATTAATGCAAGGTCTTCCAGATCACGAAGGCGCTGTTACATATCTTTGGACAAAAGTTGTAAGTGTTACAAAAGGTGGCAACGAATTATCTGAAACAGAATTAGGAGGAATTGTTCTTAATGATGCAATTCCGTCAGGTGCAATAATTGATAGTGTAAAACCAAAATTTACTAGAGACTTAATTAACGAAGTTAAAAATTCTTTAGTTAACCAATTGTTTGCATACAGAACAGTAGGATTAAGATACGATACTAACAGTCGTCGCTGGCAAGTAGTAACTCAAGAAAATTTAAATGTAAATGACACATGGTCGTATGCACTATCAGGAGATTCTACACAACAGTCATTGGATAGAAGTTGGTTATTCTTATTTGAAACTAATGGAGTTGATTACACTATTACAAGTAGATCACTACGTTATGTATTTGAAAGCGATAAAGAAGTAAGATTCTTTTTTGAAAAAAGTAAAAAAATATACGACAGCAAAACTGGCGAAATTGTTAAAGATAAAATTAGTGTGTTAAACATTAATAAAGATCTAGCGTCAACTGGCGGCTTGTTGCCTTTTACAGTTGACTATCCGTGGGCAGTAAGTGCAGAATTTACAGACGGCATTGGGTATGTAAATAGTAAAAAAGTTGAAGTAGTATTTTTTGATAGTGACGATGACGGCGTAGTTGATAATCCACAAATTTTTAATGATATTGTTGCACCTGCATCAGTAGGCGATACTAACAAATATGTATTTGTAAAAAAAGCAAACGATGATAACGAGTTTTATAGTTATGTAAATCAAACAACTGAAAATATTTTAGTTGTACAGTCTGAAGCAGCAGCTAGTGTAACTACACCAAATAATCCAATTTATTATGTAATTGCAAACGATGCGTTTTTAAAAATTGATAGTGCAAATAGAACACGAACACAAGTTTTTAATTATAAAGCATATGAAGGACGTGGCGGATTAAAATTCCAATATGTACACGCTAGTGACGAAAATGCTAGAATTGATCCAAGTAGTAGTAATATTATGGACACATATCTTTTAACAAAAACGTATGATACAAATTATAGACAATACCTTGCAGGAACACTTGAAACTGAACCACTTCCTCAAAGTTCTGATCAACTTTATAGAAATTACGGCACTGATATCAACAAAATTAAATCAATTAGTGACGAAGTTATATACCATCCAGTTAAATTTAAAGTTTTATTTGGAAAGAAAGCTAAACCAGGATTGCAAGCCACAATGAAAGTAGTAAAAAATTCTGCTCGTGTTGTTAATGATCAAGATATTAAAACACAAGTCATTGAAGCAACAAATCGATTCTTTGCTTTAGAAAATTGGGAATTTGGCGATACTTTTTATTGGAGCGAACTAAGTGCATATATTATGCAACAATTGGCACCTAATTTAAATAGTATTGTTCTTGTGCCTGATTCAGCAACAGATACATTTGGTAGTTTGTTTGAAGTAAGAAGTGAAAACGACGAAATCTTTATCAGCGGAGCAACTGTTGATAATGTTGAAATAATTACAGCAATTACAGCTGATAGATTAAAAGCAGATGGTGCTATTGTAACTTCGGCCAAACAAACAGGTCAAACTGTTGGAAGTCAAGCCGAAGTAGTAGTAAGTACAAGTAGCTCAAGCGGAGGCAGCAGTTATTAATGGAAAACCAAGATTATCCTTTACCAGTAGGCGACACTAAACGTTCGGCTAAAAATCTTCTTCCTAGGTATTTCAGAACCGAAACAAACTCAAAATTTATACAGTCAACTATTGACTCGATGATATCAGAGGGCGTTGTTGAAAAACTTGATGCATATGTTGGTCGACGCAATAGTCCGTCAACTGTTGTAACAGATAATTTTTTACCTGATATTTCAGCTGACAGAGAAAATTATCAATTTGAATCAAGTATTGTTTATAAAGACGATCTTGATAATGTAGATTTTTTTGCAACCTATAATGATTATATGGGAATGGTAAAAACATTTAAAGGTGCTAGTACAAATCATAGTGCTTTAAATAGCCAACAATCTTATAGCTGGGATCCGCAAATTGATTGGGATAAGTTTACAAATTTTAGAGAATATTTTTGGCTACCACTTGGTCCTGAACCAGTAGGTATTGCAGGACGAACAAGAAATACAACTAGTGTTTACAATATTGTTTTAGGACAAGATGATCAAGTTGAAAGTTATTTGTTTACACCAGATGGTATTACAAAAAATCCAAGCCTTAAATTATATAAAGGACAGACATACGAATTTGTTATTGATTGTCCAGGACAACCTTTTAGTATAGCAAGTAATATTGCGTTTGTTGATAACGATCCTTTACTACAAGTTGATGCTGAGAATGTTAGTACACTTTATAATACTGGTATTACAAAATATAAAGTAAACGAAGAAGGTACTTATATTGAAACACAAGATGATTTTATCGAGCAAGGTAAGATTGTTTTTGTTGTACCGGATGAAGTACCAGATACACTATTTTATCTAAGTCAAAATGATGCAAACATAACCGGAATTTTTAGTTTTTACAATATAGTTGAAAACTCTCAAATTAATGTTGAGGAAGAAATCCTTGGTATGAAAACATATGAAAACGATACTGTAAAACTTAGTAACGGAATGAAAGTTTATTTTCAAGGAGAAGTTACTCCTGCAAAATATGCTTCAGGATATTATTTTGTTGAAGGTGTTGGCAGCAGTATACAATTAGTTAACGAACAAGACCTCGAAATACCAACTGCATTTACATCTACAAAAGAAGTACCGTTTGACGAAGATGGATTTGGATTTGACAAATACCCTTATGAAGATGCATCAGCATTTTTATCTATAAAAGATTATATTTGTATTAACCGTTCTAGTCCTGATAGAAATCCGTGGAGTAGATACAATCGTTGGTTTCATAGAGATATAATTGAAGCAAGTTTTGTAGCCAACGGTTTGCCTGTAGTGTTTGATGAAAATGCAAGAGCTAAACGTCCAATCATTGAATATGCAGCCGGATTACAATTATATAATCACGGAAACCTTGCAAAAACAAATGTTGACTTAATTGATACGTTTACACCTGATGTGTTTAGTACAATTGAAGGCTCTGGCGGTTATATAATTGACGGAGTAGAAGTAACTAACGGTATGCGTATATTGTTTACAGCAGATCCTGATATTTTAGTCAACGGAAAAATTTATGAAGTTAAGTTCATCCTTTTTGGCACTGGTACAATAAAAAATAGACAAATTACTTTAATTGAAACAAGTGACACAAATCCAACACAGGGCGCTACTGTATTAGTAAAACGAGGCAATGTTAATGCTGGTAAAATGTATCACTATCACGATACTAAATGGATACCTGGGCAAGAAAAAACAAAAGTAAACGAACAGCCACATTTTGATTTGTTTGATAGTAACGGTAATAGTTATAGCGATACAACACAATATTTGGCATCAAGTTTTACAGGAACAAAATTATTTTCGTACAGAGTTGGCACAGGTACAAACGATACCGAACTAGGATTTCCTCTTGCATACGAAAGTATAAACAATTTTGGCGATATTGTTTTTGATTTTAATTATCATACAGATACTTGGAATTATCAAGACGAAATACAAAATAAAATAAATGCAAAAACTGATAGTGGATTTTTTAAATTATTTGATTCTAATGGAAATTATGAATATAAAAATGTATGGACTAAAACTAAATTTAAATCACGTCAAGCAGTAATTAGACAATACAACAGTCAATTAAATAACTTTGACATTGATATGTTTAATGATAGTAATAATTTAACTGATCTAATTGTAAAAGTTTATGTTAACGGAAAACGTAAGATACAAGATACAGATTACGTAGTTGAAAATAGTGTGCCTTACAAGCGTGTTAGATTTCTTAAAAATTTAACAAGTGAAAGTATTGTAACTCTTAAATGCTACAGTGCTGCAACTAAAAATTTAAATGGGTATTATGAAATCCCTCAAAATTTAGAGAGCAACCCGTTAAATGAAAACTTAACTACTTTTACTCTAGGCGAAGTTACAAAGCATGTTAATACTATACTTGAAAATCTTGGATCCAGCGGAAGAGGACAAGCTCCTGGAAACACCAATCTAAGAGATATTTTACCAAAAACACAAAGTTCGTTTGGTACTCAATTTGTAAAACATAGCGGACCGTTTAATCTAGCAGCTTATCATATTGTTGACAAAGAAGCAAATATTATGAAGTCTATTCAATATGCTTCAAAAGAATACAGTCGATTTAAACGTGCATTTTTATACGAATCGTCTCGAACAGGATTTCACGGCGATGTAAGACAGCACGTTGATTTGATTATGAACAAGCTGAATAAAGATAAAACAGAATCAGCACCTTTCTTTTCTTCTGATGTAATTCCAATTAATGCATCAACAGCAACAACAAATACAGTGGAATATAACGAAACTGCATATCTACCAACTAGTTTTTCAAATTTTACTTTAACAAAATTAGGTAAAAAAGCAGTATTGGTATATGTTAATGATGAACAAAAATTACACAATGTTGATTACACATTTGAAGATGGGTTTATTAAGTATACCAATCCAACTGTTGGACAAGACATAGTTGTATATGAATATGAAAATACAAACGGATGTTATGTTCCACCAACTCCTACTAAATTAGGGTTGTATCCACTATATACTCCTGAGCGAGCTGTCATTACTAATGCACTAGGCACACAAAATGTTATTGTAGGACACGATGGTAGCTATACAGTTGAATTTGGCGATTACAGAGATGACTTATTACTTGAACTTGAAAAACGTATTTACAACAACTGTAAACAGCCTTATAATCCTGAATATCTAAACATACATGAATTTATCGGCGGAACATATAGAGATACAAATGTTACAAGAGAAACAATCGATGGATTGATCTTAGATGAATTTAGTAGCTGGTTAAGTGCTGCCGGAAATCCAAACTATACTGAAAATACTAATTGGGATGGCACAAATGGGTTTACATTTAACTATCGTAATTCAGTAGACGAAAATGGCAATCGTCTACCCGGCGGTTGGAGAGCAATCTTTAAACAGCATTATGATACCGATCGTCCGCATACTCATCCGTGGGAGATGTTAGGATTTTCAATTAAGCCGGGTTGGTGGGAAACACAATACGGTCCTGCTCCGTACACATATTCTAACACAGTAATGTGGCAAGATTTAAGAGATGGCTTTGTTAAAGAACCTGGCAAAGCAACTGTACAATTAACAAAATATATGAGGCCAAATCTATTAAGTATTATTCCAGTAAATGACAGCGGCGAGCTACAAAGTCCGCTTGATAGCGGAATTGCTAAAGGATTTTTGCTACCTGCATCGTCTGAAGATTTTACTTACGGCGACCAAGGACCAGTTGAATCAGCATTTAGAAATAGTAGTGAATATAGATTTGGATTACTAAAAGCCTGGACACTAACACAGCCTAGTAAAGTATTTGGACTTGGGTTTGATGCAAGTCGTATCAAAAAAGATATGGCTGGAAATTATGTCTACTCAGAAACTAATCAGCAAATATCTACAAAGGATCTAGTGTTTCCAAGTATTGCAAATGAGACAACACAAGTTTATACTAGTGGGCTTGTAAATTATATTGCAAACTATGTAAAATGGTCAGTTGAAAGCAAGTATACAACTTACCAAACAACAGTAAAAGGACTTGATAATCAATTATCTATAAAACTCGGGGGCTTTGCAGAAAAAACAAAATTAAAACTATTGCTTGATAGTCGCAGTCCACTAAACAAAACTACAGTATTTGTTCCTGATGAAAATTACAAAATATTTTTAAACACCAGCGGAATACAAGATATTGCAGTACTGTCAGGTGTAATTATTACTAAAACACAAAATGGATATATTATTGGAGGATACGATACTTTAAATCCAACATTTACAATTTATCCATATATGAATCGTAATGGCGATAGTGCAATTAATGTCGGCGGCGTTAGTGAAGATTTTGTTAATTGGAGTTCTGATCAAACTTATGTTATTGGTACTATTGTAAGATTTGAAAATAATTTTTATAGAGCAAAAGTTAGTCACGAGAGTGAAGAAAACTTTGAGATTGAAAAATATACTAAACTTGCCGAACTTCCAATAACCGGCGGCAAAGATGCAATTATTAGAAAAATGTTTGATAAAGATAATCAAACTACAATTCCTTACGGTACAATTTATAAAACAGAACAAGAAGTTGTTGACTTTTTATTAGGATACGAAGAATATCTAAAAGTACAAGGATGGAATTTTGAAAATTTAAATCCTGAAAGTGGATTACCTGAAGATTTCTTGTTACTTGTAAAAGAGTTTTTATTCTTTACAACACAAAATTGGGACAACGAAACTGTATTAGCAATAAGTCCAGCTGCAAATAAAGTAGAATTTAAACGTGATAAGTTTACAATTGATAACTTGTTTGATGCATTTTATGATGTAAACATACTTGATAGTAGCGGTAACTTTATGGATAGCAGCGTTACAAGTATCTTCCGCAACGACGACAATACGTTTACTATACGAACAGTCGATTCTGATAGACCGATTTATTTAATTAAATTACCGTTAGTACAAAAAGAACACACTGTCTTACTTGATAACAAAACAGTCTTCGCAGATACAATCTATGATAAGTCAGCAGGATTTAGACAAGAAAGAATAAAACTTGTTGGATATAGAACAGACGGCTGGAATGGTAGTTTATCAATTCCGGGATTCTTTTATGATGAAGCTAAAGTTGTGCAATGGGTTCCTAATGCAGATTACAAAGTTAGCAACGTTGTAAAGCATAAAGAATTTTATTATAGTGCATTTTCAAATCATACATCAGGCGAAACATTTAACGATAGCAATTGGCGCAGATTAGACGAACGTCCAGTATCTCAAATCTATCCAAACTGGGATTACAAAGCAAATCAATTTGCTGATTTTTATGATCTTGATACTGATAACTTTGACAGCGAACAGCAACGTCTTGCACAGCATTTGATCGGATATCAAAAACGACAGTACTTAGAAAATATTATTACTGATAGTGTAAGTCAATATAAATTTTATCAAGGATTTATACAAGAAAAGGGTACTTCAAATAGTGTAACAAAATTATTTGATGCACTTAGTAATGCTGACAACGACAGTGTTGAATTATACGAAGAGTGGGCAATTAGACTAGGACAATATGGATCGATTGAAAATATTGCAGAAATTGAATATCAATTAAATGAAAACAATTATAAATTAGAACCACAAATTTATGAACTAAATGCAAGCAAAACAATTGGACGTTCGGATCTAATTATTGAAATACCTAGTACCGGAGGATACAAAGTTCCAGACGACTACGATCATACTATCGTATCTTCAACAACATCGACTTCAACCTATACAAAAGATTCAGGCTATGTAAGAAATAACGATGTTGAATATATTGTAACATCTCGAAGCGACATTACTAGTATTAATATTGACGAGCTTGAAATTGGAAAACATGTTTGGATTACAAAAGACAAACAATCATGGACAGTACTAAAACACACAAGAAGTGATTTAGAGGTTACCGGATTTGTTAATATTACAAACACAGATGGATCATCTGCTGTAAAAATTACACTTGATAGACAAGTAGAAAATATTGCCAAAGATGACATTATTGGTATTTTCTCAAGTATTCCAAATTTTAAAGGATTCTATAAAGTATCAGATGTATTAGCAAACACTATTACATTTACAGTATCAACTACTGACGGTGAAATTGACTTTGAAGAAGAAGATGATAGCTTTAGTGGAGTTGGCGGAGCAAGCCTAAGTAGATTTGTTGAGCGTAGATTTGCAAACATTGAAGATTTAAATAATCTTATTGAAGATATACAAAAAGATCAAAAAGACAGATTATGGGTTGACGATAACGGTACCGGAAACTTTAGTGTATACGAAAACAATAGTATTGTAAGTTTGCAGCAAGAATATGCTAATGCTAATACAACATTTGCTAAATCAACTGATATAAACAATTCAAATACAACTTTAGTCACTGGAGATCCTAACGATGCGTCTTTAGATTTTACAGGCACTGCAACAATTAAGCGTAGAAACTCGCCAACATTTGCATTTACAAATGATCAAATACTGTCGGCAACTGATGCTACTGACGACAATAGTGGATACGGAACAAGTGTTGCTGTATCACCTGACAGTAAGTTTATTGTAGTCGGTGCACCATTAGCTGATAATGCACTATCACAATTTAAAGGAACATTAGATCCTACTGAAGCATATCTCACAGGAGATATTGTTGTTGATAGAGGCACTTTGTGGCGTGCTAAAAATGACGTAAGTAATTGGCATACTGATGCAAGTGATAGTAGTTCAATTGGAAATAGTGACAATAGAGATTGGGAACCGGCGTATTATATTCCTGCTGGTGTTGGAACATCTTCTGGATTGAGTAATCAAGGCGTAATTTATATTTACGAACTTAATAACGAAACACGTCAGTACGAACAAAAAATAGTTATGACAAGTCCTGATCCAAACGCTAGTGAAAATTTTGGTACAACTTTACAAATTAGAAAAGCCAGCAATGGTATCTATAAATTATTTGTTGGTGCAACAGGCGCTGGACAAGGACGAGTGTATTTCTTTGAATATAATACAGACTGGCGTTGGACACGCAACCGTAATTATAAAGGTGTGTTTGATCAAAACGAAGAGTATAGAACAACCGATATTGTTTTCTATCAAGGACAATTATACGAAGCACTAGTTGAAAGACCGTCATCAACACCAACAGGACAAAAATTGCCAACCGATACTGCAAGTTGGAAAATAAGTGAAGATATTGAACACACAGGATTTGTTCCAAATAGAGATCAGGATCTTGATGGAGACTTAGACACCGGTGAAGAAAATTTTGGTGAAAAGATTGCAATTGATACTTTAGGTGATAAAATTGTTGTTAGTTCAACAGTAAATGGATTACGTAGATTAACCGTTTATCATCAGCCAGTAGATAGATGGAAATTTATTCAAACATTTGATGAAGATGTATTAAAGAGAGAAACCTGGGGCAAGTATTTTGATATCAACGACGATGGTACAAAAATTGCCGTTGCTGCACCTTATAACGATGACGTTGACACTGATGCAGGAACAGTTTATGTATATAAACAAAATTCAAATAATGTGTATGAGCTACAACAAAATATCAGAAGTCCGTATACCGATAAATGCGAAGCGTTTGGATCAAGCGTAAGTTTCAGTAAAAACAAACTAGCAATTACTGGTAAAAATAGTAATTTAGTTGAAAGAACATCATTTGATGAAAACGGAATGTTATTAGACAACGGTAATACAGATATTAAAAAAATTATTCCAGATACCGGAAGAATTATCTTATTCCAAGAAATTAACGATTTATATGTGTATGCAGAAGATGTTGATTATAGACGCAACACTGCAACTTATGAAATGGAAAATATTGTTTTAAACGATAATCATTTATATCTAAAACTAGACACATATATTCCAACTAGTGAAAATAATCCTGAAGCAACTAATAACAAATATGTAACGTCACCAAATCCAGGATTAATAGTTGACTTTAGTTTTGCAACAGGTAAAGATACCTGGAGTGAACTTACAACACAAATTGCCAAACCAAATATTGAACAATTGCAACAAGTATTTTTATATGCAAAAGATACTGCTGACATAATTCAAAGATTAGATGTAATTGATCCACGACAGGGTAAAATTGCAGGTCCTGCAGAACAAGAATTAAGTTTTAAAACATGGTACGATCCAGCTACATATTCGTCGTCTAGTGACACTAGTGATGTTATTGTTGATGCTGAATCAAATTGGACTGATCGTTATATAGGAAAACTTTGGTGGAACCTTAAAGAAGCAAGTTGGTACAACCCTTATCAAGGCAATAGCCAATATCGAACAAATACATTTAATAAATTATTGCCCAACTCACGCATACAAGTTTGCGAATGGGTTGAAAGTGACTTACTACCAAGTGAATGGAATGCACAAACAGGCACAACTGCTGGTTACACAAAAGGTATAAGTGGTACAGCTTTATATGACGACGACACAGTTAGCAGTAAGCAAGTTTATGATAGAATAAAACAAGGGTTTACAACCAAATATTACTATTGGGTTGAAAATGCACAAATTGTACCTCGTGTTGCAGGACGTTCGTTAAGTTGCGAATCTATATCAAACTTAATAGCAGATCCGGCTGGCACAGGATATAGATTTGTTTCGTTGTTAGAAAATAATAAATTTGCACTTTATAATTGTAAAAATTTAGTACAAGAAACTAATACTATTTTACATTTTAGAAAAGAAAAAGATACAACAATTAATATTCCAATTCATAGAGAATATGATTTAATGACTGAAGGGCTTGACTTATCAATGCCAAATGACTCTATTGAACAAAAATGGATCGATAGCTTAATTGGTTATGATAATGTTGGAAATCCAGTACCTGATATTACACTAGCAGTAACAAAAAAATACGGAGTTTTAAATCAGCCACGTCAAAGTATGTTTATTAATCGTGTTGAAGCAGTTAAACAATTTGTTGACAGAGTAAACAGTGTGTTTGTTAAAAACTTAATTGTTGACAATTACAGTATTAGTAAACTATTACTAGTTGATCCATTGCCTTTAGCAGCTGAAGGCAAATTTGATAGACAAGTTGACACTGTTAGCGAATTGCAATTTGTTGGTACTGCAAAAAATACACAAGCAGTTCTAACTCCTGTAATTGAATTTGGTAAAATTACCAGTGTTACTATTAATAATCCAGGCAACGGTTATAAAACAGCACCAAATATTGAAATTGAAGATGTTACTGGCAAACGTGCTGAGATAACATCAACAATTAATAGTAATGGACAAATTACTAGTGTTACTGTAAAAGATCAAGGATATGATTATACACCAACTACTTTTCTAAAAGTAAGACCGTTTAGTGTTTTGGTCACAGCTGATGAGACAATCGGTGGACGCTGGGCAGTTTACATTTATAATAAAACTACAGCAGCATGGGAAAGAACTGACAATCAAAATTTTGATACAACAAAGTATTGGAGTTATACTGATTGGTACGCATCAGGGTACAGTGAATCAACTGTAATTCATCAAGTTATTGACGGAAGCTATCAATTATTTGGATTAGATAATTCAATTGGCGATGTAGTAAAAATTAAAAACATTGGAACAGGCGGCTGGCTGCTATTAAAGAAAACAGACAATCAGGACACCGAAGATTACACTATTAATTACGATACAATTGGTCGAGAAAACGGAACAATTAAATTGTTAGATGTAATTTACAATTATACTACAGAAACTACTGGATACGATGCCGGAGTTTATGATATTACTTTTTACGATAGAGAGCCAGTAAATGAATTGCGAAATATCATTGATGCAATTAAAACTGACATATTTATTGGAGACTTAGCAGTTGAATATAACAAATTATTCTTTGCAAGTGTTAGATACGTTCTATCAGAGCAGGATAATGTTGATTGGGTATTTAAGTCTAGTTTCTTACGTGCCAAACACAATGTTGGTGATCTAAAGCAAAAAGTTGCATATCAAAACGATAATCTTGAAAATTATCAGGATTATATCAACGAAGTAAAACCATTCAAAACAGAGGTAAGAGAGTACATTAGTGCATATCAAAAGATTGAACCAACTCAGAGTATGATTACTGACTTTGATTTGCCACCAAGTTATATTGGCGGAAAAATTACTCCAAGTGCTGCTAAGTTTAACAACAACGAAGTAACAAATCTTTGGGAAAAATATTTTACATATCCTTACAAAAATTGGGTTGATAACAACACGTACGAAATTATAAGAATTGACGTTGCGGATGGCGGTAGTGGGTTTTATGATACACCGGCGGTTACTATAAGTGGCGAAAGTGGAATAACTGCAAAAGCATATGTTGCCAAGGGCAAAGTTAAGAGCATTGAAATCTTAAACAAAGGTAGTAGAGTTTTATCTGCACCAACTATTACAGTTTCAGGCAATCAATCAAATGACGGCACGGCAGTTAGAGCAACTGTAGTACTAGGCAATCCAAATGTACGAAGCACACACATGACTGTAAAATTTGATCGTATTAGCGGAAAAAAGTATTTTGAAACAATTGACAAAACTGAAACATTTACAGGCACAGGCGCTCAAGAAATTTTTACCCTACAATGGCCAATTAATCAAAATATTACAACATACTCTGTGTCACTCAACAACGTTGAATTATTAGATACTGAATATAGTGTTGTTAATAAACTTGATACTACAAAAGGTTACGACAGATACGTAGGTGAAATTACACTAGTCACTGAACCAAAAATTGATGATACACTTGTTGTAAAATACAAAAAAGATACAGCATTGTTACACGCAGCAGATAGAATATTCTACGAATATGATCCAACAACAGGCATGCCTGGCAAAGAATTTAGCCAACTAATGACCGGTGTTGAATACGAAGGTGCATTGTATGATAGCTTTGACTTCGGCGGAGAACAAGGGTTTGGCGTAGGCGGATTTAGTGATTTGCCATGGGACACATTTGATAACACATACGATGATGAAATTATTAAAATAGACGGTAGCACAAATATAATCACATTGTCTTCTCCATTAGAAAGCGGTGCGGAGTACAATCTATACTTGAACGGTGTAAGACTTGATGATCCTCAATATGACGGAAGCACTATTACTGCTAATAAAAATGCTGTAATGGCTACAATTATCGGAGACGGTGTACAAACAGAAATTGACATAAGCAACATATTTGATGTAACAATCGACGATGAAGTTATTGTTAGAAAACAATCAAGCGATGGCAGCTTCTCTCCAGTAGGATCGACATTTGATACTGCACTTCAAGGCGGAGCATTAGACAGAACAACTGCTACAGGTATACCGTCAGGTGAAATAACAGTTGACGGCGACGGATTCTTTACTCCAACGAATAGCGGCGGTCCTGAAGAACTAGTTCCAGGTACTGTAACTGATACACTCGATTTACAAGTTTATACTAGACAAAACGACGGACAAGCGCAAATAAATGTAGCTCATTATATCTTTGATGGCTCGACTAGAGAATTTGCATATCCTGAAAAACCATTTGGTGAAGATAATGTTGTTGTAATGCTTGATAAAGTTGTACTAAGAACTGATACTTACAGTAACGATTACAGTTTAGAAAGCGTATTTATTGACAGCGATATTGACATTAATGTAGGATCAATTATTACTGTAATGACATTTGGTGCAAACGGTAACAGTTTAATAGATAGTAAAACAATTGAAATTAACGAGTTTGACTTACAGGATTCAAGTGCAATCCAAAGCGATAACTGGCGTTTTGTAACAGCAGCTGATTATAGCAGCGATGCAAGTTGCATTGTAATATTAAATGGCGCTGTTCAAACTGAGGGCAGTGACTATTTCTTGAATACTAGCAATACAACTGAACCTGCAGATAAATTGGTAATTGAAATTACAGGCGGCAGAGTAAGATTAGATCAAGGCAATGTTATACAATATGCTGTATACGACAGTGGAATTACTTCGTATAGTCAAATTAATAACGATTATTCTTGGTCAAACGGCACTGGAAATTATTGGAATTTTACTGATACATTTACACCAATTAATGATTTACCATTAGGTCATAACTTATTAGTGTTTGGCGATGAAGATATTTTAAGCCCTGGATATAGTATTAGGTTTACAACCACAAGTAGTTTAAGTTATGATATTGACGGATGGCAATTTGCAAATTTATCATCAGTAGCAAAAATTGATTTTATTGTATATGTAAACGATGTAAGACTTGATGCTTCGCAATGGTCCTGGGATAATGTAAACGCTAGAATTACACTACTTAATACTAATGTTGCTCCAGTAGGAAGTAAACTAGATATTTACTGTTTACAAAACGCTGACTATTATTTTATTGATACTACATTAACCTTTACAACACTTGACGGTAGTACCGCATTTAATATGGAATCTCAAGTAACAGTAGGCGAACCGTTGCTATTAATTAGTGGCGCTACGTCAACACGCTTTGAACCTATAGTAAAATCAGTAAACGGAAATACTGTTGTTGTACAAAGTATGGCTAGTGATATAAGAGACGAATTTATAGCAGATGAAGACTTTTATGTAACTGCTGATTCGACAGCAGTAAAAATTAGCGAAATTGAATTTATTGATAGCGATAGTATCAGTATTAATCCAGATATTTACGATGACCTCTTTACTACATATCGAGCAATGCACTTTAGTAACCACGATATTAATCAATTTAGAAGATTTACATATGATGTTTTAACTGAAACAGTAGTTAATGAAAACACTGATGAATTTGCTAGACGAAACTTATTATCAAGTGGAATTGTACAACTTGAAACAGCAGCCGCAGGCGCTCAATATGTTTGGGTTGTTAAAAACAAAAGACTTTTGCATCCAATTGTTGATTATGAAGTAATGGAAAATTTAAATGCAGTACGTCTTAAAGATATAGTAAATGAAAACGATCGTATTCAAGTAATGCATTGGGCAGCACCAGTGTCATCGGATAAGTTTGGATATAGAATATTTAGAGATATGCTAGGTAGAACACATTATAAACGTCTTAGTAAAGAAAATAGCTATATGATTGCTAATCCTGTTAGTCCGTATGACAATAAAATTGTTCTAGTTGATGCTACTGGAATTCAAGAACCTGATATTGTATTAAACTTACCTGGTATTATTTGGATAGACGGAGAACGTATTGAATATTTTGCAGTACAAGAAAATACATTATCTCAGCTTAGAAGAGGTACATTAGGAACTGGTGTAAAAGATTTACACGCAGCTGGCGATATAGCGTATGGCCAAGGTTCGGCTGAAACTATTGACTATAGAGATACATATAGTGTATACAGAGACAGAGCTGATGGTTCAAATCAAATTGTTGATTTAGGATTTGATATTGATAATGCAAATGAAATTGAAGTGTTTGTAGGAGGACGCAAGTTAAGTAAAGTTGATATTTCAGTTTACAATAAAACTCTTGCACAAGATAGTCCTGAAGCAGACCAAACACAAACAAAAGAATATGAAGTTGTAACAGTTGGAGGTAACAAGTACATTCAATTTACAACAACACCAGCAGTAGATACAGAGATTCGTGTAGTTAAAAGAACCGGAAAAACATGGATTGCTGCCGGTGAAACATTAAGAAACAGCAATTCTGCAATTGCAAGATTTATCCGCGGAGCAACTATTGAGCTACCTAAATAAATACAGTATAAGGTAAAAAAGATGACACAGTTTAATGACTTAAATGGAATACACGTAGAAGGACATATCAAGATTTCAGATCCTGATAATGGCGAAGTTTTTGTAAACAAACGCAATGCTATTCATTATGAAAATATGAGTTTAGCACTTGCTGAAAGTTTGGCTAATCAAGGACAAGGCTTTATTAGCGATATGAGTTTTGGCAATGGCGGAACTAGTGTTGACCCAACAGGTATTGTAACATACCTAACACCAAACAGCACAGGTACAAATGCAAGTTTGTACAATCAAACGTTCACTAAAGTAGTAGACGAGCGTAGTGTAAACAACAACGATCCGATACGAAACAAGACAGAAATTCGTCATGTAAGTGGTACAAACTATACTGATATTTTAGTTAGATGTTTGTTAGACTACGGCGAACCAGCAGGACAAGATGCATTTGATACAGCCGGTAGTAATGAAAATCTTTATGTTTTTGACGAACTAGGATTACGTAGTTATTCGGCAAGCGGTACAGGTAGACTAATTACACATGTTATCTTTCATCCTGTACAAAAGAGTTTAAACCGTTTAATACAAGTTGATTATACTGTGAGAATTCAAAGTTTAAGCGGAATTGAGGGATAAACCATGGCAGACTATACCGTACGATTTACTGATTTTACAAACAACGGTAGTATTACTGTTGAAGAAAACGGACTTAACCAAACTGATACTAGTTTAAAATTAGTTGGTCAAAACCTAACAGGTTACGGCGGGTATGTCAATGAAAACTTTTTACATTTATTAGAAAACTTTGCAAATACAACAGCACCAGCTAGTCCAGTAGAAGGACAACTTTGGTATGATACTACAACTGGAGTTGACCAGCTAAAAGTTTACGATGGAGCAGCATGGGTAGCAGCCGGAGGCATTAAAAAAGCACAAGCACAACCTGAAGCAAGTGCAAGTGTACTTGGCGACATATGGGTTGATACTGCAAATTTACAAGCATACATTTATAGTGGCAGTGGCTGGGTACTAATTGGACCTGACTACAGTGAATCAACTGCAACTGGTAGTAAAATTGCTACACTAGTAGGTACTAGCACACAGCTAGGTACAGATGTTGATCATACAGTATTGATCAATTATGTGCAAAATAATATAATGTCAATTTATAGTTATATTGAATTTACTCCAAAGTTAAAAATTACAGGATTTCCAACTGGGTATGTTGTAAAACCAGGCGTAAATATTCCAACAGAACTTGCGTTTAATGGTGCAAAAGCAAAGTATTATGGAACTAGTGAAAAAGCAGAAGCACTTGTAAATACAGCAGGCACAGCTAGTTTAGTATACGAAAATGTAGCAAGACTTGATGCAGCAAATAGATTTGATAAAGATGTGCGTATCCAAACAAACACTGGTTTGACAATTGGTGAAAATGGTATCTTAACTGCTAGTGTTACAGGTAGCGGTGTTATTATTAGAAACAAAGCAACAGATGGTCCGATTAACTTTAATGTAAACAATGCTGGAGCAAACACAACAGCATTAGTAATCACGTCGGATGGTAAGCACGGGTTACTTAATACTTCACCAGATGAAGTATTGGATGTTAATGGAAACATTAAAGGTAGTAAATTAATATCAACCAGCACGTTAAATAGTACAAATCCAACAGACGGTGCTATCAACACAGCTGGTGGTATTGGACTTAGTAAAGATTTAAATGTTGGAGGCGATGCTTATTTCAATGTAAACGATACTGATAATACTAGTTCAATATATGCTGAAAATATACAACCATATACTGACTTAGCAAATAATATTGGTACTTCAAATCTTAGATATGCAAATGTTTATGCAAATACATTCAATGGTAATTTAGTCGGAAATGTAACAGGTAATGTAAGTGGTAGTGCTGCTAGTGCAGGTAAACTAGCAAGTCCAACTACATTCCAATTTAATAGCACTGGCGATGTTACTGCAACTGGCAGTGTACAATTTGATGGGCAAGTTGGCGGAACTACAAAAGAGTGGACACTTAATATTAAGCCAAGTTTTATTACAGATCAGACTCAGATTGCAGTTGATATAGCAAGTAGTGATAAGTTCTTAGTTGAAAATAGCGAAGGCTTGCGTTATGTAACACAATCGCAAATTGTTAGCACAGTGCCATCATTCCAACTAGGAATGATAATGCCTTTTGCAGGAACAGCAGCGCCAACAGGATGGGCACTATGTCACGGACAGCAACTTACACGAGGCGGCGGTAGTGAAGAATCGTTATATTTAATTATTGGAATATTATACGGTTCAACTGACGGCGGTGCTACTACTTTTAATTTACCAGACTTTAGAGGACGAGGCTTAGTAGGACACCTAGGTGACGCTACTACTGGTAATCGTTTACTAAATGATGCAGCAGCAAACACTGTAGGTTTAACTGGCGGTAGTGAAACAGGCACAATTACACAAGAGATGTTGCCTGATCATCAACACAGTTTACAAGGCGATAACGGCGAGCAATACTATGCAAGTACTAACGTTACAGGCGGAACTGATACTGGTGCAAGTGCGCAGAATATTATTGGAACAACAACTGGAACAGGCATTAGTCAAACTGGAGCAATGCTTGATATACAAAATGATCCGTACTATCATACAAGTCCGTTTACAACAGTTGAATATATTATTTACGTAGGAGATATTGTAGTATGAGTTACAAACTAAACCAAACTGACGGGACATTGTTAGTAGACCTAGTTGATGGGTCAGTTGACTCTACAACAACTGATATAACACTTGTAGGTCGAAGCTACACAGGATACGGCGAAGCCTTTAACGAAAACTTTATTAAGTTAATGGAAAACTTTGCTGCTACTAGTGCTCCGGCAAATCCTCTAAGAGGACAAATATGGTATGATACTTCGGCAGGTAGATTAAAAGTGTGGGATGGAACACAATTCCGAGGCACAGATACTACAACCTATGCAGCATTAAAACCTGAAATGGTTGCAGGCGATTTGTGGATTGACGCAACTAATAAACAACTCTATTTTAGTGATGGCACTACAGAATTTTTAGCAGGACCAAGCTATACTCGAACACAAGGCAAAACTGAATACGATGCTATTACATTAGTTGATATTTACGGCGTTGACAAAATTGTTGGACGCTGGAGTGTTGGTAATAGTACTGTTGCTCTTGTAAGTAAAGAGGCATTTACACCAGCAGTAATTGATGTAAACGCTGCATTATTAACTGGGTTTCCGACACCATACGCTATTAAGCAAGGTGTAAATATTGTTCCAACCTATAGTGACTTTTATTGGAACGGCAATGCTACAAATGCTGATAATTTAATTTCAGGAGGAATTGTTTATAGCGCAGCAAGTTTCTTGCAAGTAAGTCCTTCGTTACCAATTGCAACTTATCAAACTACCAATCAGCATTTGCACGTTAACAATGATAGAGGATTCTTAACAGGAGATGTATCACGATTTAGTATAGCAACTGATACTACATCAGCAAATAGAGATATTATTCTAACTGCTTTACGTGACGATGCAAATATTGATATTCAAACGTCCTCATCAGGAACACCTTCAAGTGCGTTAAAAATTGAAACAACTACTCAGCATATTGGTATATTTAATCCTTCACCACAGGCAGCATTGCATGTTGGTACTACTTCATCAAACGGTGATGTAATTATCGAAGGCAATCTAACTGTTAAAGGTTCGAATACTGCTCTTGAAGTAGTTAATTTAAGAGTACAAGACAAACAAATTGAACTTGGCATTAATGACGATAGTTCGTTGTTAACCGATGCCCAAGCCGACGAAGGTGGTATAATTTTAAAATCGTCAGGACTTGACAAAGAACTTATTTGGAAAAATTCTACCAATTCCTGGACTTCGAGTGTAAACATAGATGTTGCTGACGGACTTGGTTATAAGATTAATGGAACTAATGTACTAACTATTAATGAACTTCATTCAAGTGTTACAACAGCAAGTGGTCTTACAACTGTTGGTACATTAACAAATCTTGATGTTGATAATATTAATGTAAATGGATCTACTATTGCTTGTACTAATGATATGAATTTAAATATCAACGGCGATATAACTATGTCAGGTACAACAAAGATTCGAAACTTAGCAACTCCTGGCACTGACAACGATGCAGCACATAAAAAATATGTTGATGATATCTATAAAGAACACGATATTGAACTTAGTGTTGACTCAACTGGATTAACTGATATTCAACTTGCATTGCTAATAAACGATTTATGTCCATCAACTACAAAAAACAACGGAGTAAATGCTAGAGTACATTGTACAAGTTACGCCGGCTCCTACACATATAACGCAACAGACGGCGTTTCAAAAAGTTTTACAGCAGTTGACAGTGCAGGTGTACAAAACCAATCAGTTGTTACTGACTTTAGTTTTACTGATGTTAGTGACACCGTAACACTAACTGTAACTAGAACATTAAAAAGATTTGCAGTAGTTGCAGGTGCTTGGGTATGGCAGGAAGATTTAACAAGCAGTGTTTAGGTAAATACTGTAACATAAAGAGGGTAGATATACATGGCTTATATAATTAACAAATATAATGGTTCACAACTAGTTACAGTTGAAGATGGAACAGTTGATAACACGACCGAATTAAAGTTAATTGGTAAAAACTTTGCTGGTTATGGCGAGCAACAAAACGAAAACTTTTTATTCTTACTTGAAAATTTTCAAGGAACGATTGCACCCACAAAAGCAATTACAGGCCAGCTATGGTATGACGCAACTGCTGAAAGATTAAAAGTATATGATGGAACTAATTTTAAAACAACAGCAGGTGCTGAAGTTAGCGATACACAGCCCGTAGGTTTTGCAGAAGGCGATCTATGGTGGAATTCTACAACCAATCAGTTATATGGTAAAAATTCAAACAATGAATGGAACTTAATTGGACCACAGGCAACTGCTGCTCAAGTAACTGAAATGAAAACAATTAAACTTAAAGATAGTGCAAATGTTGATCGTAATGTAATTGCAGCATATGCAGATGATTTTATTGTTGGAATAATTAGCGAGGCAGAATTTACAGTAAATGTTACGCAACCTGAGCTAGGCGATGAATGGTCATCAAGTGATTGGACTACTATCAAATCAGGATATACACTAAGAGCAGTTGATGTTTCAGGTAAATCAAATACTGACTCAAGAGGTAATGTAAATTATTATTGGGGAACATCAAGTGCAGCATTAAAACTCACCGACGGTACAAACACATACGGCCCAAGTGATTTTATTCAGTCTGGATCGTTAAACTTTAGCAGCGTTGCAAATTTTAGCGATGCCGGATTTACATTAGGCGATGGCACTGACTTAACAGTAAAAATTGGTACAGATAATGAAACACCAAGAATGCAAATGCACAGAGACGAAATACGTATCTCAAACAATGCTGATGCTGATCGTTGGATAATTACAGATACAGCAATTTTTCCTGGAATTACAACTAGTACTATAGGCACATCATCTAACCCACTAGTTAATATGTATGCTACAACATTTACTGGAACAGCAACACAAGCAAATACACTAGAAGTATCAGGAAATTATCGAAGTGCGTCAACCAGTGCAAATAATAATACAATTGCAGCCAGAGATGCAAGCGGTAATTTAACTGCAAATATTTTTACTGGAACAGCAACACAGGCACGTTATGCTGATTTAGCAGAAAAGTATACAACAGCAGAAGAATTAATTCCTGGAACAGTAGTTTGCGTTTGCGCACACGAAGGACACGAAGTAGAAGCATCTAGTATAGGTTGTATAGCAGTAGGTGTTGTATCAACTGACCCTGCAATTATGATGAATAGTGAAGCCGAAGGACAATATATTGGACTTAAAGGACGTTTGCCTGTACGTGTTATTGGCGCAGTTAAAAAAGGTCAAGCAGTATATGTAAACGATAACGGTTGTGCAAGTACAGCAATTAACGGCGGATCGTTAGTAGGCGTAGCATTAGAAACAAACAGCGACGAAGCCGAAAAATTAGTAGAGTGTATTTTAAAGGTATAAATATACACGTAAAATAGGAGAATCGTATGGCTGTCGGAGATATTATCTCTGTTGCAAGGTACAATCAAATACAAGCAAGAGCAAGCAAAGTATTGGGTATCGGATCAACAACATTTGGATATGGACAAGCTGTTGCAAGTAGTAGCTTGCCTACAAATGTAAATAATAGCCCAACTGTGGTTAATTCTACTCATATGCAAACTCTTAAAACTGATTTAACAAAAGCATATGCACATCAAAATAATAGTCTTCCGTCGTTAACTGATATTGTTACAAGTGACGATATTACTGATAGTGTATACGCCGAATACGAATCAATTGCAGTTGACGTTGAAACTAATGCCTTAAGCTATAATATTAATCAAGTATCAACTGAATCTAAACTAGCAGTAAACCGCAGCACCGATTGGGGACAACCTGGAACTCCTGTTATTATACACGAATGGGAAGTAACTTTTAGTAGTGCTAATCATTTACGTGCATTTTTTAATAGTGGCGGCGAAGTAAGAACCCGTTCGTCAATATCTGATGGATCTGGTGCAAAATATTCAAGCTGGAATAGCATCTGCACTACTGTAGGAGTTTTAAAGTTTAGTTATACAGATACAGTTGCTGGATCCGGCACTGATTATAATATTGGCGCTTATGACTTGACACCAGGCGGAAACTATGTTAACATATGGTATTACGAACCAGGAGCAGGTGCATATGAAAATAACAATATCACCTATCAAGCAAAAATGAATAGTGCATCAACTAAAATAACTTTTAAAGTATCGTACACAGACGGAGAACCATTAGATCCAGGAGATGGTACTTCTGGTATTGATGAACCAGTAGGCGGCACATTTAGAAGTATTGTAGAACAACAACGTGCAACCTATTCAAATCCATTATCAAATGACTATGTCGAAGTTGCATCTCCGGTTTACACAAATACACAAACACTAGGAGTATAGCATGGTAGCTGTCGGCGGATCAATTACAGCAGCAAACTACAATAGTATTAAAAACTCTGTTGATGCTGTGTATGACACCTTATACGGTCAGACACTACGCTGTGCTGATCAAACAGTCGGTACTACAGTTGAAGATGACGAAATGGTAAATCTATTTTTAGATTTAACTGGTACATATGTGCATCAAAATCAAAGCATGCCTGCTCTTACACCTCCAGCAACTGGACAAACAATTGGTGCAGATACTTCTTTGGCGCACGATCAATCCGATGGATCTCAAAGCGCAGTAGCAAACTCTGCACAAATGGGTTATAACGACTACGAAGCAGTAGCAACTAGTATCGAAACATTTTCATTCAGTATTGATGCTGATCATTTAAGATTTCCTGATGCTAGTTTTGCTCTTGCTGCTACTGCCAGTGCGCAAAGAACTACTGACTGGGGTGTAGCTGCAACTAATTCTATACTACACCATGTTGTCACAATTAACTTTAGTAGTGCAGCACGTATGAACAATTGGATTGAAAGCGGCGGACGCATTTATGTTAATCCTTCACTCTCAAGCGGCACCGGAGCCAAGTCGTTAGACTGGGCTGCATTATTAACAGCCTGTGGTACAATTAAAATAGACAAATGCAATACTAGTGCTGATTCGGGAACAATATACAGAGGTTTAAAAGATCTTACAACAAACACATACAGACTAATGTTCCGTAAATCAGGTAGTGGAGTATATTCAGATAACTACTACGACATATATGGATATTTTACTGCTGACAAACTACGTTTAAAAATGCGGTTTGTTGACGGCGATACTGGTACAGGCGGACAAGGTGTTGATCCAGGCGGCGACGATGATCCAATTGATGAAACAGTAAATGGTACACTTGATAACGTTATAACTACATATGATGCCGATAGTACATTTACTTACAACAGTGCAAACTATACTGCGGTAGATAATACAGGTGTAGTAAGAGGCACTAGTATTACAAACATACACTCACTTACAGACGCAAATCCGCAACCAGAATAATAGTTGACATCTATTCATTTATCGTATATAATAAAGCGATAATGGAGATTTGTAATGGACGAACGGCTACAAAAAGCACTTGAATTTAGTAATTATATGATTACTTTAGAAAATCAACGGCGCATATTAAAAGAAAAATATCAAGAAGATTTACTTTATTACTATAAAGGTGGAACTTTTACAGCTACAAAGGAGTTAATTACATTTTGTTATTCAATGAAAAATTCTGGTCAAGACGAAATTGTAATTACTGATAATAATAATATTCCAGTAAATGTAGAAATTGAAGATTTTCAAGAAGGTATTAGCAACACATACTTTCAAGCAAGCAACAAGTACTTTGTCGAATACGACAAACTTATATCAAATAGATCAGTCGAAGGTATTATCGAAACATGAGCAAAGGTGCTCTTTTAATTGCATGTAATAACAATCAAGTTGATTATATAAAACAAGCAATATTTTGTGCAGAACGAATAAAAAAATATTTAGAAATACCTGTTACTTTAGTTACAAGTAGCAGCGGATATCTTTATGAAAATTATAAAGATAAAATATCTGTGTTTAACAACATTGTTGAAATTGAGAATTCTAGTATAAACAATTATAAAACATTTCGAGACGGTGCTCATACAGAATACAAGTTGCAATGGAAAAATACCAGCCGCGATAAAGTTTACGATCTATCTCCTTATGACGAAACTATCGTAATGGACACTGATTACATATTATGTAACGATACACTAAAACATTGCTTTACACAGTCAAATGAGATGTTGCTTTATAAAGATTCAGTTGATTTATCGGGTTGGCGAGATACTGCTGAATTTAATCATATTTCTCCTAACGGTATTGATTTTTATTGGGCAACTATTATCTATTTTAAAAAATCTCCAAAAACAGAAATGTACTTTAATTTAGTTACTCATATCAAAGACAACTGGGCACATTATCGTAATTTGTATAGAATACAATCGTTAACTTTTAGAAATGACTTTGCATTTAGTATTGCAGCACATATACTTAATGGACATATGTCAGGAAACTTTATTGGACAAATGCCTGGCAAAAAATATTATTCAACTGATAAAGATATATGTTATGAAATTAAAGATAATACTATTAAGTTATTGATGCAAAAGAAAGACAGAGTTGATTATTTTCCGCTTTGCATAAAGGATTGTAATGTTCATATTATGAATAAATTTAGTTTGAATAGGGTTATCGATGAGTATTAATTTTACAATGTTTGCACAAAATAGCAATGTTGACTACGTACAACAAGCTAGTGTTGCAGCTATGAGCATCAAACTGACAAATCCAAAAAGCAAAATTGCATTAATTACAAACGACAAGATTCCTAAAAAATACAAACAGTTATTTGACCATGTTGTTGACATTCCGTGGAAAGACGAAGCCGAAGATAGCCAATGGAAGATTGAAAATAGATGGAAAATATATCATGCAACTCCGTTTGATGAAACAGCAGTAATTGATACTGATATGCTAGTGTTATCTGATATTTCACATTGGCATGATCTAATGAAAAACAAAGATTTGTATTTTGTAAATAAGGTGTTAACATATCGCGGCGATATAGCTGATAATACGTATTATAGAAAAGCCTTTAGAAATCATCATTTACCAAATATATATGTTGGATGCCATTGGTTCAAAAAAAGTGACACGGCACACGAATTTTTTAAATTAGTAGAACTTATTATGCACAACTGGGAACTATTTTATGGTCAGTATGCTGGAGGCAAATATTTTCAAAAATGGCCAAGTATGGACGTTAGTTGTGCAATTGCTACAAAAATTTTAGGATGCGAACACGAAGTAACTTTAGCAACTAGTTATCCTACATTTACTCACATGAAATTGCATAATCAAAATTGGGACAAACTATATGTCAACAATTGGCAACAACAATTGGGTGTTTACTTAAATAACAAGTGTCAGTTAACAATTGGAAATTACACACAAACAGGTATTTTTCATTATACCGAAGACAACTTTTGTAATGAAAAAATTATAAAAACATACGAAACACAATTAGGAATATAATGCTACAATTATCGACAACACGATATGTATACTTTGACGAAGAAGGATCAATTACTCAAGTCGGTAATAGTTTTAAAGAAGGTGGTAATTATATCAAAGTTGAGTATGACGAAGTTGCTAACTTAGTTACAGGTAAAGAAGTTGTGAGTAATTATGTTGTGATATTTGATAATTTAACAAAAGCACATAAATTAATGCATCGATTTATCGAAGACGAACATCGCTTTGATATTAACGATCAAATATATCAAATTCCAAATACTTTTTTATCTCGTCCTGATATTACCATTACACAAGATATAAAAAATAGTTGTTGGAAAATAAAACTCGATGAAGCTATATCTGATAATTTACAAAAAGGCAAACTTGTATATAAAAGTCAGTTAGGATTTAGTATTACAGATAAAAATGATCCGCATGTACTTCATCAGTTTATTAGTATTAACACAGCTGATTTAGCAAAAAATGTTCTTAAATTTAAATTTTCAAGTGATTTAGAACTTGACGCAAATGCAATTAGCATTTATACTATAAAGAGATTCGAAGAATATTATCACGAGGTTTTACTATGAGCAAATTCCGTATTTTAGATTATGATATCATTTATCTAAGTTATGACGAGCCAAATGCAGAAAAAAACTATGCAGATTTGTGTAGTAAAGTTCCTTGGGCTAAACGTGTACACGGAGTTGAAGGATCAGATGCTGCACATAAGGCTTGTGCTGAACTAAGCGAAACTGATCGATTTATTACTATTG